AGTGCTGCCGACGTTCTTGCCTGAACAACTCTAAAGGATTTTGCTCTGCTAACAAAATACATATCGGCGGAACCGGCACATGTAAATGTTTCGTTGCAGCCAAACACGTTATGAATCGTTCCAAATACGGCACGCAAAGGAGGTGACGATAGCGGTTACATGTTGAATAAGAGACAAGAAAAATTCTGTATTGAGTATCTGGTGGATTTAAATGCGACTCAGGCCGCTATTCGAGTCGGATATAGTGAGTTAACTGCTTATTCGATAGGTTCACGACTGTTGAAAAAAGTTGAAATTAAAAACCGTGTCAAAGAACTACAAGACGAGTTCTTTAAAGACCGAATCATGAGCATCGCAGAAGTCGAGGGTCGACTGGCGGCATTGGCTCGGGGTGAGGCTAAGGAAGAGGTCGTTGTGGTGGAGGGTACGGGAGAAGGATGCAGCCGTGCACGAATTATTAAAAAGCATGTTGACGCCAGGGCACAACTAAAGGCATTAGAGCTTATCGGTAAACGAAACAATTTGTTTAGTGCCGATACGGCGATTGAAGTCAATCCGATTATGATTGTCGGTGGTGATGATGTTGCAGACTAATTACGACGTCGTGAATATTGCCGATATAGTGGGGAAGGGCTACGGTGAGTTTTGGAGGTTTAAAGGCCGATACAAGATAGTTAAAGGGAGTCGTGCCAGTAAGAAATCATCCACGCAGTCATTACGAGTTATATATGAGATTGTGAGCAATCCTGTTATTAATTGGCTTGTAGTGCGCAAGACGGAACGAACACTTCGGGATAGCTGTTTTGCACAACTTAAATGGGCCATGCGAAGGCTGCACGTCGAAAAGTATTTTAGGTGCAGCGTATCGCCGTTAGAGATTACTTATATTCCTACGGGACAGAAAATCCTGTTCAGAGGCCTTGACGATCCATTAAAAGTTACGTCCATTACCGTCGATTCAGGTTGCTTGTGTAGACTCTGGATTGAGGAAGCGTATGAGATAACAAAAGAGGATGACTTTAACCGACTTGATGAAAGCATTCGCGGGCAATTGCCCGAAGGGATGTATCATCAGGTCGTTTTAACGTTCAATCCTTGGTCTGATAAGCACTGGTTGAAGAAACGGTTCTTCGATACCCCCAACCCGAACGTGTTGGCAATGACAACGAATTATCGATGTAATGAGTTCCTAAGCCAATCGGATTTACTCCTGTTTGAAGAAATGAAGAAGAACCCAAGACGCTATGCCGTTGCCGGAGAAGGGGATTGGGGTGTTGTTGATGGGCTTGTATATGAAAACTGGAAGGAACAAGTGTTTGACTGTGATGAAATTAGGAATCAAGAAGGGGTAGAGGCTGCCTTTGGTTTGGACTTCGGGTATACAACGGATCCTGCTGCATTATTCTGTTCAGTAGTGAATCAGAAGAATAAAAAAATATATGTGTTCGATGAGTTGTATCAAACAGGGTTAACCAATCAGCAATTAGCTAAGCGCATCGAAAGTATGGGCTATGCTAAAGAGCGAATACGGGCCGACGCAGCCGAGCCTAAGAGCATTGAAGAATTGTACCAGGCAGGGATATCCCGAATTGTAAAATCCCGAAAGGGTAAGGACAGTGTATTAAACGGGATCCAGAAAATACAAAACTACGAGCTAATAATTCACCCTAGGTGTGTGAACTTCTTACAAGAAATAAGTGTGTATCAATGGGCGAAAGACCGTTTTGACAGATATACAGGGAAGCCGGAAGACAATAACAATCACTTAATGGATGCTATGCGGTATGCCTGTGAAGATATTGGAGTAGAACGGTTCTCTTTTGATTTGGGGGTATAGAATGTTTTGGACTGACATAATAAATCGAACGTTGCGTGATAACGCACCGATGAGTAAGCGACAGTTTTTGAGCCGCGAGTTACAAAAGTGGATAAGCAGCAAGGAACGCAAGGCTATGATAACAGGCCGCCAATATTACCAAGGCGAGCAAGACATATTACATAAAACTCGAGCCGTAACTGACGCAGGCGGCAAAACAGTGGTGCTGGCCAATTTGCCTAACAATAAGATTGTGGACAATCGTTTCGATGACCTTGTTGATCAGAAAGTGAATTACTTACTGGCAAAACCGTTCGTCGTAGAAACGGACGACGAGGACATAAAGGATGTCTTTACACCGAGTGTACGGCGTAAGCTCAAGAGTGTAGGGAAAGACATGTTGACCGGTGGCGTTGGGTATCTGCATCCGTATATCGACGAATCAGGGGCATTGCAGTTTAAGCGTATGAAGCCTGAGCAGGTGTTACCGTTCTGGAGCGATGAAGAACGAGAACGCCTTGATGCCTTTGCTTATGTATACGAGATTGACGTGTATGAGGGAATTATGGACCGCAGAATGACCAAGGTTGAATTTTACGACCGTACGGGCGTTCAGTATTACGTGTATGAAAATGGCAGTCTTGCCGATGACCGAGACCGTGAAAGCACGGCGAATTTTGCCATTGATGACAAGCCGTACAACTGGAATAACGTGCCGCTTATCGCCTTTCGCATGAATGAAGAAGAGCAGCCGTTAATCGCCAAGGTGAAGAGCTTGCAGGACGCACTCAATACGATGCTGTCGAATTACGCTGATAATATGCAGGAAGATATCCGTAGTACTATACTCATCATCAAGAACTACGACGGCACCGAGCTTGATAGCTTTCGGGCTAACCTAGCACAGTACGGAGCAATCAAGGTCCGGACAGTCGACGGGGTAGAAGGTGGCGTGGAAGCTCTTCATATTGAGGTGAACGCAAGCAATTACGAGGTCATTATTAAGTTACTCAAGAAGGCAATCATCGAGAATGGCCGAGGGTTCGATAGCAGAGATGATCGCATGAGTAACAACCCGAATCAGATGAACATCACGTCGATGTACTCAGACATTGACCTCGACGCAAACGAAATGGAAATGGGCATTCGTGAAGGACTCGACCGGATGTTATGGTTCGTCAATACCTATAGGGGCTTAAGCGGCAAAAAGGCTGTTGAGGATGTCGATTTTACGTTTAATCGTGACCTTCCGATGAACGAGGGTGATATTATTACGAATTGCCGCAACTCCGTAGGCGTTATCAGCAATGAAACTATTCTCACTAATCACCCGTGGGTTAAAGATGTAGCCGAAGAAATGAAGCAGTTAGAGGCCGAAAAGGCGACAAACGAACCCGATTATATAGGTGATAACCATGCCGAGTAATTACTGGGCGAAACGGTACGAAGACGAATCCGAACGAGCCTTTTGGCTTGGTAAGATGACAAGTAAAAATCTACGTGAACAGGCCGATGTAATCATCAGGCGTATGGAGAAGAACGTAAACGACTGGTATCAGCGGTATGCCGATGAGAACGGTATAAGCCTTGCCGATGCTCGTAAAGAGTTAAATGCGAGGGAGTTAAAGGCCTTCAAGATGACGCTTGAAGAATATCGCCGACAGGCTGAGCAAGAGGGGCTATCGGATGAGTATAAGCAAATGCTGAAACAGGCGTCTATACGCAAGCGGCTCGATCGTGAGCAGGAGTTATATATCAACACGGTTCACGAGCTTGAACGGTGGGCAAAGACTCAAGACACTGATATATCGGATCTACTGAACAAGGTATACGAAAGTACGAATTATCGTACTGCACATTTAACACAGACAATGAAGGGCGAGTATGGCAAATATGGCCAAGTAGATCCGAACACTGTACAGCGCATTATTCATTCGCCGTGGGCGCCTGACGGCAAAGACTTCTCCGAACGCATATGGGACAACCGCAAGAAGTTGGCTAAGACAATGCAAAACGAATTTACACAGGCGATGATAATAGGCCAAGGCACGGCCGATATATCGAAGGCCATTGCGAAAAATATGAACACGTCGTATAGCAACGCCAACAGACTGGTCGAAACGGAACTCGCACGGGTACATTCACAAGCGTTTATGGACTGCATGGCCGAACTTGACGTTGAAGCTGTGGAGATATTGGCCACACTCGACAGCAAGACAAGCCCCATCTGCCGTCGTATGGACGGTAAGGTCGTACAACGTAAGGACGCAAAACCCGGGATTACGATACCGCCATTTCACTGTCATTGTCGAAGCACGACGGTTCCGTATTTAGGCGATGACCTTGCCGATATTGCCGGAAGCGGAACAAGGGCCGCAAGGGATCCGAAGACGGGTAAAACGGTATTCGTTGAGGGGGAACTCGATTATGGTGAGTGGGAAGATGTGTACGTCAAGCAGTCAAAGACGTTGAAGGACATAAGGCCGCAAAGCGGGCAAAGTACCATGAGACCCGATGCAGGACACTACAAGGCATACGATAAAGGACTGCCGCAAGAAATGCCGAAGAATACGGGAAAGGTACCGCCGCACGGCAAAGGTGAGCCGACAACGCCATATGATGTTAATCGAGAAGCCGTAAATGCAAAGCAATGGTTCGATGCGATTAAGGCCTTAGGATTTTCCCGACAGGTCACTCGCCTAATTCGTAAAGAGGCACTAAAATGTCTTACAAAGAACGACGGTATTAACCGAGAAAGGGGCATTATTATGTCAACGGATGGGCGTATTATCGGTGAAGAGTCTTTCGGGGCAATCGGTGGCAATAACGTGAGAATCCATATCCCTGACCCTCCGAAGGGGCATAAAAAGCACGCCGATAATTCGTTGATAGTTATTCATAATCACCCTAAAAACATTCCGTTTTCAATAGCGGATATAACCGTTTACTTACGCAATCCGAGTATTCATACTGCAATAGTGGTATGCCCTAACGGGAAAATATATACGGTTCAAAACATACGACGAGGGAAAGATATTGAAACGCTTGTCAAGAAAGTTAAAAATAGGTATACTGATTACAGTAAAACCAAGAGTCCGAAAACCGCATTAACACAGGTGCTTGAGGAGTTGCAGGAAGGAGGGGTTATAAATTATGTCGAGGCAGGATAAGCAGTACGCATACTTATTGCAAGATGATAGTGAACTCGTTCGTGATATGGAGAATTGGACTCCGAGCGGATTAAGCCCCGAGGAAATCGAGGCCGAAAATAAACGCATATCGGCAGAGTTTGCAGCCGAACTAAAAGCGTATATGGGCAAGTCCTAAAGCACCTATTTAGCGTAGGTGCTTTTTTAGTACACGGGAGGTGAATATAATGGAAAAAACGACCAAAAGCATATTCATCGATAACGGCACTTTATATGTCGTGCGCGGCGAGTCACGGTACAAGCTGGCCGATTGCAAGGCTCGTATCGAAGTGTGCAAGAGTGTATCTAAATTGCCGATGATTGGCGGCACAAAGGTAGACAGGCGGTATTTGACTGTGTTGGTCACGTTCGATAATCTGGCAAACACTATTGATGAACGGGTATCGTTGGTGCAGTTTAAGGGCGAGGCCTTACGGCAAGACGGGTTTATCGAAGAGCTGTTTTTTAATCGTTGCCTGTTGATGTCGGAATGGGATCCCGAAATGAAGGGTGAATGTAAATTCGAGGTGCAATGCACAACCGAGGAAGCCCGAAAGTTAATGAACGAGTTTTAATTCAATACTTATTTCAGCACTCACCATTGTGGGTGCTTTTTTCATGCCTTTTTAGTATTGTAGGCGAAAAAGAACAAGACCGTAACGAGTGGTGTGGCACTCGAAAATAAAGCGTAACAGGAAGGAGTCATAAGGAATGACAAAAGAAGAATTAAAGGCGTTAGGCGTAACGGACGAAGCTGCGGATAAGATTGTGGAAGATTACGGGAAGAATTACGTATCGAAAGCACAATTCAACGCAACGAACGAAGAGAAGAAGGCAGCCAAAACGGAACTGGCACAAATCAAAACGGAACTGGACGGCTTAAAAGAGAAAGCCAAAGGCAACGAGGATTTGAGCAAGCAAATTGAAGACCTTAAGAAGCAAAGCGAAGCCCGTGAAAAGGAGTATGCACAAAAAGTCAAGAACATGGAAATCGACGGGATTGTCGACCGTGCTTTATTGACGGCAAAGGCTAAGAGCGTAAAAGCCGTGCGTGCTTTGCTTGACCTTGACGGTGCAGAGGTTGAAGACGGGAAAATCAAGGGCCTCGATAAGCAGATTGAGAAGCTCGTAACGGAGGCCGGGTATCTCTTTGGTGACGATAAGCCGAACGTTAAAGGGGCAACGCCTGGAAACCCTGGCGGCAACAAGCCGAACGGAGGCGTAACGCAAGAACAATTCAACAAAATGTCGTATGGTGAACGAGTCAAGTTATACAACGAGGATAAAGAACTGTACGACCAGTTAACGAACGGAGGAGAATAACAACATGCCTACAAGTGCAAACGCAACAAAATTAGCAAACCTTGTCAATCCCGAGGTTATGGGGGATATGATTGCAGCCGGCTTGCCGAAAGCAATCAAATTTACGCAAATTTGTAAAATCGACAACACTCTTGAAGGTCGTCCCGGTAGCACTATCACGATTCCGGCGTTTAAGTACATCGGCGATGCACAGGACGTTGCCGAAGGTGCTGCAATCGACGTATCTAAACTCGAAGCAAGCACAGCAAAAGTATCCGTAAAGAAAGTCGGTAAAGCGGCAGAAATTACAGACGAAGCGGCTTTATCCGGATACGGCGACCCGGTCGGCGAAACACAGCGTCAGCTGTTGATGTCTATCGCAAGCAAGGTCGATGAAGATATTGTAACGGCGTTGGGAACGACAACGCTTACGGTTGCGGATACGAATGAAATTTCGTATGAAGGGATTGTAAACGGGGTCGATAAATTCGCAGAAGAAAGCGACGTATCCAAGGTGCTGTTCATTCATCCCGAACAGTTGTCGAAAATCCGTAAGGACCCGGCTTTTATTGACAAGACTAAATACGGCGGCGATTTGATGATGACCGGAGCCATCGGATCTATTTGCGGTTGCGAAGTCATTGTATCTCGTCGTGTACCGAAAGCCGGCGGCAACTTCACCAATTTCATGGTACAGATGAGTGCGGCAGCAACAGACGGACAGCCCGTAATGCCGGCTGTAACCATTTACGTTAAGAAGGCGGCAGACGTTGAAACGGACCGTGATATTTTGGCCAAGACAACGGTTATTTCGGCGGCAGAACATTACGCAGTCGGCTTAACGAATCCGGCTAAAGTCTTAAAAATGACATTCAAAGCCGTATAACAAGGAGGGGTATCAATGGGTATGCTTATTAGGCGGCACCGAGAAACGGCCGCAGATATAGACATGGAGCAGTCGGAAGTGATGAACACCGAGACCGTGGACGTTCAGGAGGAAGAGCCTTTGACGGAAGAAGTGCAGGCCGATGAAGATGCACAAGCCACTCAAGTGAAGACGACAAAACAAGCAAGTAAGAAGAAGGCCCAGGCCGATGAATAAGTACACGGAGAAGGTTATCACGCTTGCCGAAGACTTGACCGGATGCCCGGATGTCGCCGCCTTTGAAACCTCGATTGATTTTATTTCCGAGGTTGTCGAACGGAGCATACTCAACGATATAAATCAGGCAGAGGTTCCCGTCGAGCTTGAACGGGTCGTCACATATCGAACACTTGGAGAATTAATCAAAATGCAGGGCAAAAATATTCTTGGTGATACCGATGATATGGCAAAATCAATCGAAATTGGCGATACGAAAATCGAGTTTAACGGCGAGCCTTTGTCCGTGCGTCTGAATACATTAGCAGATGCATTAACGAATTACGGCAGGGGGGAATTGGCGTGTTACCGACGTCTGAAATGGTAAAGCGAGCGAGGCAACAGCTTGAAAAAATGTACGAGATGAGTGCGTTCGTGTATGCTGACGTGAGCAAGCAAGATGAAGACACGGGCATCGTTACGTCTAAGCCGAAGAACACGGGCATATACCCTTGCCGTATATCGTATAAGACAAGCACGACCGGAACGGGTGAAGGGGTAGCATCCTTCACCCAGTCTATCGTGCTGTTTACATATCCGGATGCGAAGATTCCAAAGGGGTCACGCATTGCCGTATCGCATAACGAAGGGATGACCTGGTACAAGGCGGCATCCACTCCGGCAAAATACGATACGCATCAGGAAATTCAACTCGAATTACTGGAGAAACGATAATGGCAAGCGTCGAATTTGACATCCGAGAATTTGAATCTTTTTGCAATAAGGTTCAGGAACTGGACGGCAAGGCCGATACGACACGAGTATTAGAAGCCGGCACGAATCAGTTAGCGGCCTTATATGTAAGGGAAGCAAAAAAGCGAACGCCGGTCGGCAAGCGAGGGTCAGTCAAAGCCTTTATGGGTAGAGACAAAAACGGCAAGGCGATATATCTAACGTACCACTACAACACACAGCAAACACGGAATTCGTGGCGAGTGGATGCGGCTAAGATAACCGGAACGACGGCGGCGGCTAAAGTGTATAACACGTCCCGGTATGCGTCTTTCGTAGATGAAGGGCATCGTCAAGAAGTGGGGCGATACGTTCCGATGCTTGGCACTCCGATTGGCGGCGTGGTACACGGGGCAAGACTCAAAAAGCCCTGGGTCGAGGGGTTACATATGACAGATGCGGCCGAAAGTGTCGTGGATAGGAACGCCGGGAGGATTCTCGACAGGGTTGTCAGGGGGTATTTGCGTGAACTCAATAAGTAACATTCTTACGGGTATTGCGACGGCCGTACATAAGGAAACCGGGCGACCGGTATACCTCGAATTCAAGGAAAACGGGGCAGAATTCCCGTGCTTTTATGTTAGCCTGGTAAATTCGTCCGAGGATTTACATGTTTCTAGCTTATACGACCGGACGAACGATTTCGAGATACTCTACTTTCTTAACGAAGAGGACCTACCCGAGGACGTGCGAGGCGAACTTCACGACGTGGGCGAGCGACTATATTCAGCCTTAGAGTACATAACGGTCGACGGCCAACTGATGAGAAGCAAAAAGCGTTCGTATAAGGTAACGGACGGCGTGATGCATTTTTTGTTGACCCTGGAAGATTTGCGACGCAAAGCCGGGAAACGACAAGAGGCGATGCGTCAAGTCGGAGTCACGGAAGGAGTAAAAAATGGAAACAGCGACCAATAAAAACACAGAAGTCGCCGTAAAGGAAGAGCCGAAGAGCATCGTCGAACGGTTCGATAAGGTGACTATATTACAATCTGACCGATTTAAGCGGTATCGAGATATTCTTGATACTGTATTGAATTCCGGTCAGTTATACGGAGCGGACGAAGTGGACAAGGTGTTAAGCGATGCACTTACACACCGGGTGCAAAAGTCCGTAAATGAATAAGGAGGGAACAGCGTAATGGCATTAGGCGGCGGAACGTTCTTGTTCCATAACAAAGTTTTACCGGGTACGTATATTAATTTCGTGTCGAAAGTACGGGCATCGGCAGAAGTATCCGACCGAGGGTTCGGGGCAATGATGCTTGAATTAGATTACGGCCCGTCGGGTACGGTATTTAGAGTCGATGCAGATGAATTCCAAAAGAACTGTATGCAGTATTTCGGATATGACTACACACACCCGAAAATGAAAGGCCTTAGAGATTTGTTTGCAGGCCTTAAAACGGGGTATTTTTACCGTCTTAATAGTGACGGGGCTGTCGCATCTTGCACGCTTGCCAAAGCAAAATATGCGGGCATTAGAGGCAATGCGTTAGGGGTATCGGTACAGTCAGATCCGGACAATTCCGGAGCTTTTATCGTCACAACGTACATGACGACAGACAACAATCGTCAGGCAGTAGCGAAACAGTCGGGCGTAAAGACAGCTGCGGACCTCGTCGACAATGAGTATTTGAAATTCGAGAAGTCGGCTACATTGGCGGCAACCGCTTACACAGCACTTACAGGCGGTACGAACGGGGCAGCCGTTACGACAAAAAGCTATCAGGACGGCTTGGAAATGCTTGAACCGTATTATTTCAATGTGCTTGGTTACGCCGGTTCGGATGACGCTATCAAGGGCCTTTTAATCAACTTCACTCATCGGTGCAGAGTACAGACTGGGGCAAAATTCCAGTTGGTTATCCACGGTAAACAGGGCGTTAATGACGAAGGCGTTATATCGGTACTCAATGACGTTACAGACAGCGGAGCGGAAAAAGGCAGTGCCGTATACTGGGTAACCGGTCAAGAAGCGTCGTGTGCAATTAACGAAACGGTCGGCAACCGTAAATACACAGGCGAATACTCGATTAACACGAAGTATAAGCAATTCGAGTTGGAACAGGCGATTAAGAACGGCATGTTTATGTTCCATTCCGTAACGGATTCTGTAGGCGGCAACGTCACGGGTGAAGTCCGAGTATTGAAGGACATTAACACCTTCACAGAATTTACAAAAGAAAAGAGCCGTGATTTTTCGCTTAATCAGGTTATCCGGGTACTCGATAACTGGGCCATTGATGCAGCACGCTTATTCAATAAGACGTATCTCGATAAGGTGCAAAACGATGCAGACGGCCGCAAAGCGTTGTGGGCTGATTTGGTTTATTTAGCCGAAGAATATCAGCGAGTGCGTGCGATTCAGAATTTCGACGATAAAGATATTCCCATTCCGTCGCAAGGCGATAACAAGGAAGATGTTTTGGTCGACGTTCAATTACAGCCGACGGTTTCAATGGAAAAACTGTACATGACCGTCGTCGTAGCGTAAGGAGGGATATACATGCCGGATGCAATCAGAACAATGGAAGCGGCCGACGTAATCAGTGCCAAGTTGGCCAACTGCTATATAATCGTTGGCAGCACTCGTAAATTGTTATTCCAGGCCAAAGATTTAAAGGCCACTGTCAAAAAGAACAAAAAGCAAGTGGCAATCCTGGGCCGGATGATGAAGGGCAACAAATCTACGTCGCTTGAAGGAAGCGGCAAGCTGACGATTTACAAGAACACGTCGATTTTCGACGATATGATTGAAAACATGATGAAGAGCGGCACGGATACGTATTTCGATATGCAGGTAACGAACGAAGACCCGACCAGTCACGCCGGGTCACAAACGGTTATCTTGAAGGGATGCAATATCGATGAAGGTACCGTCGCTAACTTCAACGCAGACGGAGAATGGCTCGAGGACGAAATCAATTTTACGTTCGAGGACGTAAAATGGGCCACGAAGTTTAAGGAATTGGACGGAATGAAGGCATAGGGCCTTCATTCCTTTTCTTTTTATATATGAGTGAAAGGGGCAAAAAGAATGGCAGAAAATTTCAGTGCGTTCTTGAAAGAAAACGTAAAAATCGAAAGCGAAGTTGGGTATGTAGCATCCGACCGCTTCAAGGATGAAAACGGCAAGCCGATTGAGTGGAAAATTAAAGTACTGACGACTAAAGAACTCGATAGAATTCGTGACCGTCACACTAAAAAGGTACTTGTACCGGGGACCCGTGAATATAAAGAACGTTTCGACAACGAAGGGTTCAATTCGGATCTGATTACCGAAACTATCGCATACCCGAATCTCGACGAAATCGAATTACAAAATTCTTGGGGTGCTAATGACCCGGGCGAACTGTTGAAGGTCATGTTATTACCCGGCGAATATGCCGATTTGGCTAGTGCCGTATCCGAGGCACAAGGCTTTAAAGTCGGCCTCGACGATAAAATCAAAGAAGTAAAAAACTGATAAAGACGGACGACCCGGAAACCTCGTTTGCGTACTTGGCTTTCGTGAAGTACGGCATCAGGCCGAGGGCGTTCGTCAGCATGGATGAGAACGAAAAAGCCGCCGTAATCGCCTTTATGAACTATCACGTACAGGCCGAGAAAGCGGAAATGGCTAAAATCGGGAAGGGGTAGCACATGGCAACCATTAACAATTACATAAAGCTGTCGACGAACATTCCCGACGCAATGGACAGGGCGGCACAGGCTACCCGGAAAGCATCAAACGGTATGAACAACCTAAGCGACCGCATGAAGAAGGTTGCGAGCGGTTCAACGGCTTTAAGTGAACGTATGGGCGGTGCGTTCCAAATGATGGTCGGTAGTTTAGCGGCCAGTGCGGTAACGACAGCGTTATCCACCATACAGAACGGCATCTCGTCGCTTATGGGAACGGCCGAAGAATACGCCGGGATACAAGCCCGTATGAATTTAGTTACGGGTAGTCAACAGAACGCTATCATTCTGAATGAACGCATTTATCAGTCGGCACAAAAAGCTAGAGGCGGTTATTTGGATATGGCCAACGCCGTATCACAATTGGCGATGTCGGCCCATGATGCTTTTCCCGACCCGAGGGAAGCGGTCGACTTCATGGAAGGCGTTCAAAAGCTGTTTGTTATCGGCGGTAGTAGCAAGGAAGCCCAAAAGAACGCCATGTTACAGTTAACGCAAGGCATGGCATCAGGGCAATTACAGGGCGATGAATTCCGAAGCATTGCCGAAAACGCACCGCTTATCGAGAACATAATCGCCAAGACCATGGGCGTAAGCCGTGGAGAGCTTAAACAATTAGCCGCCGAGGGTAAAGTTACCGCCGAGGTTATTAAGAAGGCTATCGGCGAGAATATGGAAGAAATCAACGCACAGTTCGAAACGATGCCGAAGCGTTGGGGCGACCACTTTACGATGATACAGAACAGGGCGTTAAAAGCGTTCACGCCTGTATTTGAAGGTATTTCACAACTGGCGAATAGCGATGCTGTTCGACAAGCCGTGGAAGGAATAGCCGAGGCATTAGAAGCATTAGCACCCGTGTTTTGGATTATCGTTCGAGGCGTTGATGCGGCTATCAATACGATTGTATGGGCCTTTAGCGGCATGGCCAACTTCGTGCGTAATCATATGGTTGCGTTGAAGATTGCGGCCGTGGTGCTAGCCGGAGCGATTACGGCATTAGTGATTCCGCTTGCATCAAGTGCTTTTGCCATGGGAGCGGCGGCAGCGGCAACAATAGCTAAGACAATTGCGGACTTTGCGGAAACGGCGGCAATCCGTGCGTTGACTGTCGCACAAGACGGGCTAAACGTGGCCCTTGCAGAATGCCCGATAACATGGATTATTGCCGGTATCGTTGCCATTGTAGCGTTAGTATTCTTGGCCGTTGACGTGTTCAATTATTTTGCGGATACGTCCATATCCGTTACGGGCCTTGTTGGAGGCTTGTTCGGAATTCTGGGCGGTGTGATATATAACACGGTTGTATTCGTGTGGAACATTTTTGCGGCCTTGGCAAATTTCTTTGCTAACGTATTCCGTGACCCGTTGGCGGCCGTTGCAAATCTGTTCATTGATATATGGAACGGCATCGTCGGATACGTCAAGGCGGCTGTAAATGCCATTATTGACCTTATCGGGAACATTCCCGGGATTAAGTCCGTTATCGGCGGGGCGATTGACCATATCGGAGAAAACGTATTGCAGGCCGAGCATTTCGCTGTTTCCGGCGGCGAAGTAACTGTCGCACAGAAAATGGAATACGGGAACATTTCGGAATTCGCTCAAACCGGGTATGAAATTGGCGACGGGATTGGCGACCGCATCGGAGATATGATGAAGACGCCCGAATTCTCTAATCCTGGCGAATACGATGCATCGAAGATTGAAAGCGGTGTCGGTAAGGACGGAGCGACCGGAGGAAGTGGCGGCAAAGAAGCGGCGAAAATCGCTAAACAAACGGCAGATAATACCAAGCGAATCGCCGACAAAATCGACATGACGGAAACGGAAATTAAAGAGCTGCGAGATGCAGCCGTCCGTTCCGCATTAAGCAAATTCACCAAACAAAATACGGTTGTAAACATCAGCAACGACGTAACAATCAATAACGATACCGATATGGACGGATTCGTATCGGATCTTCGTAAGGGTATCGAACAGGCCGTACAAGGACGACGGGAAGGGGTGAGCATTTAGTGTATTACATGTATATTGACCGCATGGAGATTCCCATACCGCCGCCCGAGATGACAACGACCGTATCGGGGAAAAATGAAACCATCGACCTCATCGGCAAAGGCGAGGTTAATATCCTTAAGCCGGCAGGACTTACGGAGGTCAGCTTCAAATTCATGCTACCCAACAGCAATTACCCGTTCAATCAGTCGACTCTCTTTAAGGGGCGCAAGGCCAAATACTACATCGACGAGCTGAAGAAAATCAAAAAGAAAGGCGTTATACAGTTCATCATGGTTCGGATGAGCCCGAAAGGGTCGATGCTGGCCATGACGAATATGAAGGCAACGCTCGAAGATTGGAGCATTGAAGAGGCGGCCGAAGAGGGTCTCGATATGTATGCAAATGTAAAGCTGAAGAAATGGAAAGACTGGGGCGCAAAGCGTATCGAGGTCACAACGGACGAGAACGGCAACGCTAAAGGGACGGTACAAAGCGACAGGCCGACAACTAGCAAGGAAGTGCCGAAGTCCGTAAAGAGTGGATTCGGTGCAACACTTCAACAGGTTGTACGGACTCAACTCGGCAATCCGGATAACCTATTTGCCATTGCAGCCTTAAATAAAATCGCTGTTCCGGCTCTTCTGACTTACGGGCAGCTGATTAAGCTAAAAGACGAATCACTCGCCGAGAAGGTACAGAACGGGGGTCGGATGACGTAATGGCAGACGAACAGAAAAAGGAAGAGCCGAAAAAGTCGGGGCGGGGGCTCACAAAGGAAACCGAGGCCCGTACCTTTGGAGTACCAATGCGTCATTACGAACAAGGACAAGACGTTTTTATGCGATGTACTGGACGATGTGCAACTGACCAGGGGCATTGATTGTGAGCCGGCAAAACTCACGCTGAAAATCCCGAAAGATGACATATTGGACTTCACGGAGGGCAATCACATTGAGTTTAAAGTAAACGGCGAATTGGTGTTCGTGGGAACGGTATTCGAGAAGAGCCGGGACAAGTCGGCGATTATCTCCGTGACGGCTTACGACCAGTTGCGGTACTTAAAGAACAAGGATTGTTACGTGTATGGCGATATTACGGCCACGGACCTTATTAAGAACATTGCAGAGGACTTCGAATTGAAAGTCGGGGAAATCGACAACACGGTTTACAAATTCCCGGCGAAACCGCAACGCATTGAGAAGGATAAGACCCTCGCCGATATTATTCAAAGGGCCTTGGACCTCACGACCATACAGACTCAAAAATATTACCAACTGTACGACGACGGCGGTCAGTTGATGTTGAAATCGGTCACCGAAGGAATGAAGACCGATATATATATCGATGATGACTGCATGACGGATGTCGATTATAAGACTTCTATCGACAAGGACACATACGACGTGATAATGGTTTATCGTACTGTTCCCGACGGCGAACAGAAGGTCTTAAAGAATACATACGTCGAAATGGACAAGGAACATATCGAGGAATGGGGCCGCCTTCAATGCGTGTTGGTTCCCGATGCAAAAGATGTCGATGCCGTTAAGCGAGCGGCGAACATGTTAAAGCTAAAGAACAGAAAGACCCGAGATATACGATTAAAAGGCGTTATCGGAGATATTCGGATCCGTGGCGGCTCACTGTTGTATATCAACAAGAACTTCGGCGATGTAAATATCAATCAGTACATGATGGTTGAATCGGTCACGCACACGTTCAAGACCGGGGTGCATTTAATGGACCTCGATTTGTTCGTGACTTACGAAGAAGAACGCAAGACGGAAGTCACGAAGAATGAAGATGCGGAAGCCGTAAAGAAGATACAGGCAGCACAAAAGAAGTCGGAGGCACGGCATATGGGTATCGGAGGTATGGCCACGGGAAGCGGTACAGCGGCACAGGTTGATACAGCATTTTCCATGAACGACGGCAGTGTCAGTCCGTATGGTTCTGTCGGATGTGCTGATAGGGTGTGTGCAGCCGGTTCGTGGTATAACAAGGACCTTGCGGATGAATATAACAAAGGTACCGCATCCGTACCGACCCTTCGAGGAAATTTGGAAGCGAAGGGCTACATTACGGAGCCTTTCAACGGGTACGCCAATAAAGGCGATTTATTGATATACGGAGATGATGACCATGTCGTTATTGCGGACGGTGCAGGCGGTTGTTTCGGCAATTCGTCGAGTCAAGGATACGCCATGCATTACGGTGATGCAGCTTATGCTTGGCATAACGGTGAGTTACCGTCGAAGGTTATACGAATGGGGGTAACGTAAATGCATAACGATTACAATCGCATTGTAGATGCGATGAAAGGTATCGTCGTTAATACGCTTTCCGACTTGGATATGTCAGACATACTCGTCGGAGAAGTTACAGGCGTGGATCCGTTAGCGATTACCGTCGACCAAAAAATTACAATCCCGGAATCGAATATATTACTGACGAAGAACACATGCGAACATACCATAGAGATGAGCGTTGACCATATCACGGAAGACGCAAGCGGAGGCAGTGGTGATGCCGCTTATGCTCCGCATCATCATGGGTATGTAGGACGCAAAAAATTCTTGGTTCATAACGGCCTTGTCCTTAGTGACAAAGTCATTTTATTGCGTGAAAGTGGCGGCCAAAGGTATATCGCCCTTGACCGTTGGTACAATCCCGACAGGGGGTGCACAACAAAATAGCGAATGAATTATTACCGACTTCGGCAACGCAAGGTTCGCCGGAAATTATACAGACCCGTCAGCCTTCATATACGTATAACGTTGAGTTCGAGGCCGACGGGCAAATAAACGGCTTTACAGACGGACTAAAGGCCATGAAGTTAGCCGTATTCAAGATATTAAGTACAGAACGATACCGGTATCCGATTTACTCGTGGAATTACGGCATCGAATTGGAAGACCTATTCGGACAACCGATACCGTATGTTTACGCCGAGTTGCAACGTCGCATCACGGAAGCACTTGAAGCCGACGACAGAATCATATCCGTTACGGGATTCGAGTTTAGCCATGACGACGGAGATGTATTTGCAAGGTTCAACGTGGAAACGATATTCGGAACGCTCGAGAATATCACAAAGGGGGTGAGCGTTTAAATGTATGAAAACATGACCTTCGATAAAATCGAAAAAAGGATGTTAGCCCGAGTCAGATCTACTTTCGATAAACGAGAGGGGTCGATTATTTACGATGCGACAGCACCGGCCGCACTGGAGTTGGCCGAGGCATATATTATGGCCAGGGTCATACTCCGGCAGACGTTCGCCACGACAGCGGACAGGGAGTTTTTAACGCTCCGAGCCGCAGAGTTTAATATTTATCCGGAAGCAGCTACACCGGCCGAGGTGCTTGGTCAATTCGACATCCCGGTGCCGCTATATACCCGGTTCAACTCCGGTAATTACAACTTCATTGTAACGGAGCTTGTCGATGACGATGCACATACGTACAAGATGAAATGCGAACAGCTTGGCCGAGGCGGTAACACAACAATCGGAGATATTACGCCGATTATTCCCGTCAACGGGTTAACGAGTGCCAAAATCGTAAAAGTCATTACGCCTGGCGAAGATGAAGAAGACACGGAAACGTTCAGGGAACGGTATTTCGAGGCCTTGAAGTCGAAAGCCTACGGAGGGAACGGAGCAGACTATAAAGAAAAGACGCTTGCAATCCCTGGCGTTGGCGGCGTGAAGGTGTTCCGCTGTTGGAATGGCGGCGGTACGGTTAAGCTCGTAATTATTAATACCGAGTACGAAGCACCCGACGAGGGGCTCGTCAAGGAAGTTCAAGAAGTCATGGATCCGACTCCGCAAGGAAAGGGATACGGGCTTGCTCCGATTGGACATACAGTCACAGTTAAAGCGGTGACGGAAACACCTATTCCGGTATCCGCATCCGTGATACTCGGAAAAGGGGTCAGTATAGAAGATGTAAAGCCCGTCGCAGAAAAGGCCATTAAAGAATATTTCGCCAAAGAGCGGGCCGCATGGGGCAAGAAGTCCGACACGGAGGGAACGACCGTCAGACCGGCTTATATACTGATGTCCTTATTGAACATTCCCGGAGTTGTCGACGTAACAAGCGTTAAGGTCAGAGGCCTGGAAGAGAATACGGGCGTGGGTGCAGAAGCTGTTCCGGTACTGGGAACGCTCGAACTCACGAAAGTAGGTGCATAGCGTGAATTTGGAACGTGATATTGATATATCAAGATACCTTACGCCGGTAAGTCGTGACAGCCTCGACGTTCAAGAAATTATGCGAATTGAAAATCCCGAATTTAGGGCGTTATGGAATGCGATGTGCGATATTTTCATCAACCAGTACATAAGCACCGCCACAGGCTACGGGTTGGAGCAGTGGGAAGCGATTTTCGACGTTCTACCCGGAGTCAATGATACGGTCGAGGTACGGCGTGACCGCATCATGACACTGCTCGGAGGAAGTAGGCCGTACACGCTTAAAAAGCTGCAAGAACTCTTGGACGACCAATTCGGCATCGGGAATGTGTTACCCGAAATCAACGGCGATAAGTATGAAATATGGTTTACGTTATCGAGAGATGTGGCCAATCGAGTGCAAGAGATCTACGACTGGGCCGAGCCTATCATTCCGAAAAACTTAATCATGAAGTCACAAAGCGAACAATCGAGTACGGAAACGATTTACTTCGGCGGTCGTGTCGTGGCTGAAAGCGTGAACGAGGATATATCAATTAACCGAATGAACGAAATCCGGGAACGGGTTTATTACGGCGGCCGCTTGGCACTCGAAACCGTGTAAGGGATAGAAAGGAGCGAAAAATATGTGGAGCGAAGCAAAACTGACCAATGCCGGGAAAAGGATTCACGCCGAGTTATTGGCCAATAAAATGAAGTTAAAAATCGAGGAAATATGGTTCGGCGATGGGTCCGTTAGTGATATTGAACAGGCAACAGATCTGGGTCATAAGAAGATAAAAGCCGATATTATCAGTGTTATTCAAGACGGGGTCGATTGCAAGATACGGTTTAGAGTGTCGAACCGAGGCACTCAAGATGCGATTACACTGCGTGAAATTGGCTTTTACGTGCGAAACGCCGATGCACAACTGGTACTATTTTCGGCCATGACAGACGATACTCCGGCTACCCTTCCCGTTATGGGGGCGAACGGCGAAACACGTCACACGCTTACAGTGGCGTTCGGCTATTCTAATGCCGAAAACGTAACCGTTGACGGCACGGTTACCGAAGGATTATCGGCCGACGAAGTGCGACAGGAAATAAAAACGCACGACGAAGCCACGGACGCACACAAGAAACAATTCGATAAGAAGGCTGACAAAGCCGATTTTATGGCGTTTAAATCGAACGTTATTGATATTGTAGGCGGCCACAAAAAGCCGTTAGTTATGAAGTCAATTATCGACTGGGAACACATGAAAAGCCTTAATAACGGGGTTGACGTGCGGACAGTGAATAACGCTAATACGGGAATCACGGCATACAGTGGTGATGCGGTTAATTATGATTTTCACCGTGGCGATATTTACTTATCGGAAGACTTTACGACGTTCGATACTATTTTGGTTATCGGTTCGTATGACGAAGGACACGAAAAATATATTGCAGAACACAAGGTTTATGCATTGGATTATGTAATGAGTACGCCCGGTCCTGTTGTGCTGATTTCGGAGGATAATCGATTTTGGCGTATCAATTCAAAGGTACAAACGTCAGATATGGGTTCGTCAGGGGTTCCGTCAACCAACACAATGTTTGCAATTAGCATCCAAAACTCGTCTATTATTGACATTATCGGCATTAAATACGAAAGGGTATAGCGATGATACATTTCGACGACGAATTACATATCGGGTCGGACTGGGCTAGGAATTACGTTATCCCGGCAGAGAACGGCGACTACTCTGCCGCCAGTGTTGTAATGAAGGTCCGAGCGATGAACGGGGTTCTGATTATGCAAGGCGACTGCCGAATGAACGGGAACACGGCCGAGGTTCGGATCCCGTCATCGGTAAGCCTTCAAGCGAATCCGAAAGTCATGCACGCTAAGTACGATGTATTTATTTATACGCCCGAATGGACGTATAAAATCGTCATGGGAAAAATGACGATAATAAGAGATGTTTCGATGCATTAATCCGCATCGCCAAAGAGGGGGAACAAAAAAATGGAAGAAAAACAAAAAGTAGAATTGACATTACCGAATCCGCTGAACATTGCCGTTCAGGTCCCTGGGCTACCGGGCAAAGACGGTAAGAGTGCTTACGAGGTTGCGGTCGAACAGGGCTTTGTCGGTACGGTTGATGAATGGCTCGAAAGCCTTCACGGACAGAATGGCAGTAGCTCCGAGCCGGTCAGTATGAACTTCCCGACTGTGTATCAGATGATGAAGGCTAGAGCGATGAAGGTCGACAGCGACAGCCTGGAGGACCTTCTCAAGGCGTTACTTCGTGAGGTCATTCCCGACGGTCGCTATACCTCGTATCTTGCCGAATTCAAACTCGTTGACGGTACGTCGGTTGCAGTTGGCGATACGGTCGTACATGTAGAAGGTCAGCCCGGATTTTATGTTGTCGACACGAACGGCAATCGTCAGATGATACCCGATAGCGGACGGCTCGACTTTGCATTATCTTCTCCGTTCGACGGCAACGAGAAGATTCTCACAATGGAGTATCCGAACAGCAACGAAGGCACAGCCGCCTCGCTTACAATCCCGGCAGTGCAGACGGGGGGAAGCGAAGAAGAGGTATGGAACTCGAATAACAGTATCGAGTCGATGCGGATATATAAGCGTTCCGATGGGCAAGCGGTACTCGAGTTCCCTGTATACGCTACCCTGGACATGCTTGGGCGGCACGAAGATGAAATCAAAAAACTTCATTTCGACAGCCTGGAGCTTGTCAGTACCGTGAACATGGATAATGACACAATGGGGGTTCAAGGCTTATTGGACCTCGAGCAAATGACAAACAAGGTTTATATCGCCAAAGACCATTACGCACCGAAACAGGTTCTTTTGCCGAGTCGCTCCGAGCCGCTTCAACTCACATTCTATGAATGGGATAAAGGTTCCAATCCTGGGCGTTGGGGCAGCTTCGACTGGAGCAGACAGCCTTGTAACGGGAAGACGGCAACGCACGTCGGCGTAGCACAGTATGACATTCCCGATGACTTATAAGGAGGTTGCCGATGTGGACATGGAGTTTTGAGCTTGCGGACGTATTAACGACGCTCACAATCATGAGTACGCTCGGAGGCATGGCTTATTACTTGATTATACGGCCGTTCTTGCAACGGCTAGAAGAAGATCGAGTCAATGACCGCACATTCTTCTCGTCTAAGTACGATACGCTAATTGAAACCTTGCGAGAATTGAAGGAAGAAATCAAGTTATCTCGGCAAGACAGAATGCAACAAGCACAGCGACATTTACAGCTTGTCGGTCGTGTTGAAGTGTTGGAGTCACGGGTCAACGACTTACGGAATGAAATACACGGTGATAAGCGATGAGAGATAAGGTTATTAACTCGCTCAAGCGAGCGTTTCGGTCGGCGAGAGTAGCCGGGATTCATCCGACTGGGGTAATTGCTACACGGGGACTAATATTGATGATGTTAGTCCCCATTTTATTGGTTGTCGTGACGTACATTCTGACGTTCGTCAGCGGTTATGTAGACGACGACAGAGCGAAGATTATAAGCGTCGGGATTAATATCATCGACCATATCTTCATTCCGTCCGTACTGACTGCCCTGGTCGGATTCCTTGCGTTATGGGTTGATAAGGACGGCAACGGCATACCCGACCGACTGGAAGAACAGCAACGGCCGCAAGTGCCGACGAATAACGAAAGAGGTGAAGGAAGAAAATGAAATACGGTATAGACGTATCCACGTGGCAGGAGGGTTTAGACTTTGAACGAGCGAGGATCCTCGGTTATGACTTCTGTATCTGCCGAATCGGCTACACGGGAAGCGGCTATAATCTCGATGACCTGTTTATACACAATATTAACGAAGCCAAAGCGAGCGGAATGGAGTTAGGCGTTTATTATTACTCTACCGCAACGACTACAGAAGAAGCGGAAGCGGAAGCGGAATGGCTACTCAACCAACTGGATACGTACCTCGACGGGGTAGACCTATCGGCGGGGATATGGCTCGACATTGAGACGGAAGCACAAAGGAGCCTCGGAGCGGACGAACTGACGGCGGTCGTCATGGCATGGGTGAATCGCATGAACTCGGCAGGCAAGTACGTCGGCGTATACGGAAGTTACGATATGTTCATGAACGGAATGAATATAGACAGCTTGCCGAATTACGTACCGTTGTGGGTTGCACAATACTCAAGCCGTAATGACCTACAGCTTGACAAACCGAACGCCAATATAAAAATCTGGCAGTATTCGGAATCCGGGAACGTCGACGGCGTGAATGTCGATGAAAATGTAATGTACGACTAGCGAAAGGCGGTGAAATGATGAACTTTCAACCCTTTCATGACGAAAAAACAGGCAAATGGCTGAAACTTGCCTTATTTTGCGTTCTAACGGCTTTTTGTTTGTTCGGCATATACTTTGCCGTGAATCATGCAAAACGACCGTCAGACGAGCCTACACGAATGCAATTTTCGGACACGACGGACAAAAATTCGGTAAAGAAGGATTTACGAGTTACAGACCATGAAGCGGCCGAAATCGTAACGAAAATTGAACGGATTCACGACGGGAAGACCGCTCCGAACGTGTCGTATTACGTAACCGCTCCGAATTTGAACGCCGCCGCCGATAGAACGGAGCAAGCTATTAAGAAGAACGATAGTCAGATCCCGTCAGCGGCACGAGCGAAATCGGATAGAACGGTCGTAACGGTTGACGAAGAAAAACAAAAAGTTGACGTATATAAAATCAACTTACGGAACAACCATAAAATTAAAGCCGGGGGAACGTACATCGACGGAAAACCGTACTTGTCAATCGGCTACCAAGCCGGACGAGTAGAAGGAATCGTACATACTGACGGCACGGGCGTTCAGGGGTGCACAGTAATGTGCACAATAAAAGAATGGTAATGTAAAAGGCCTCCGAATAATCGGGGGCCTTATTTTTTATACTTGCGGTGCGGTAATAAAAATCGCTTAGCGTTGCGGTTTATGTATAGAAAAATATATATTTATCGCTTGTAATTATAATCTATATGGACTATAATACAATCATACTAAGAAGAAAGGAGGAGCCGATGAAAAAAGAAAAAATAGGACTTGTAACAGCGGTAACTCAGTTGGCGACTGCAATAATACTGCTGATACAAGCCCTAAAGGATTAGCAGAGCGGCTACTCGAAAGAGTAGCCACCCCTTCGGGGGTATTATATCACATCGGCGAACAGAAATGGAAAAAGTCATAAGAATTGCGGCATTAATCATTACACTGGCAGCGTTATTTATTGTATTGTGGAGGTGATACAATGAGATTCGATGATGTTATGACGATAGCCGAAGCAAGCGAACGCTTCGGTCGTGCAGCAAGTACACTTAAGCAGGCGTGCCTATCTGGTCGCCTGGTTGAAGGTGAAGAATGCCGCAAATCCGGCGGCGTATTGTTGGTAACCAAACAAGGCTTGGAACGGCTTTACGGAAAGGAACAGCCGAAACAGACATACTATTTCGCCGAATTTCAGAACACCGGCAGTTACCGGCAAGCGGAAAAACTCAAGGCTACAAGCCTTCGTGCTGCAAAGCGTGAAGCAAGTATGCGGCAGGCATTTTACGGCACTGTCCTTGAAATCGGTTGCGAGGTAAACGAAGACGGGTTCATTTTAAATCCCGTCGCTAGAAAAGAAGTAGGTAAGCAATGGAAAGATGTTGAAGTCAAGTAAACCGCAAGTGACTTATTAAAAATACCATTATTGGACACATAAAAATTCACTTAGTGCTGCCGCTATTTTTGACAACATTTTGACAACAGTGTTGTCAAAAATATAGTAAGTTATATGGAAATATGAAGATTAAAAATGGCTTAATAGTGCAAGTATCGAGTTATATAGCTACTCTTAAAAACGTGTTTAACGGACGCGCTACTTTGAGGGGGTAGTGAACGTAAGTTCGTATGGGTTCAAGTCCCATCGACCGCACCATAAGTAAATAAGCGCTTCTCGAGAGATTCGGGAAGCGTTCTTTTTTGTGTGCTGTAATAAAACGGGAGTTACGGGATATTTCATGTCGGTTTTAACAGTGATGCATCCGGAAGAATAAAAATGAGTAGAAAATATACTTACTTAATGTATAAGGAAATAGAATAAACATTGATTACTAAATAATAATATAATAAAATTATAACCAAATTAACATATAAATACAACACATTTACAGCTGTACTAACAATGGAGGTTGTGAGAAAAAGATGATAAGAAAGAATACTTTATTAGCCGTAAGTATCTTGTGCGCAGTAAACGGATGGGGTATGGCGGCTAATAGCCTGAATATAGGTGAAAATAGTGTAGTAACCGGGGATAATTCCGTAGTCGGAGGAAAAAACTCCAGTGTTAACGGGAATAATTCTATTGCTTTCGGAGAAGGAGCTAAAGCTACGGAATCCAGTGTCTTTGCAATCGGAAAGAGAGCGGAAGTTTTAAAAGAAAACAGTCTTGCTATAGGTAATAATACAAAGGCGACTGAAATTATGACTACGGCTGTAGGATATGGTTCCAGGGCTAAAGATAAGTATGCTACGGCTGTGGGATATCAGAATACGGCTACCGGTAACCAGTCATCTGTCTTCGGGTCCGACTCCGAAGCTTCGGGGACCAACTCTCTGGCAGTAGGCAGCTATGTGGAGAGCAAAGGTGACTATAGCGTCGGCATGGGCTTTAAGGCGAAAACCGACAGTGAGGGAGCTGTCGCTATCGGTAATCAGGCAACGAGTTCCGGGGAAAACGGATTAGCATTGGGAACCATTGCCAAGGCAACTCAAAAGGACTCGGTGGCACTGGGCCATTCAGCACAAGCAACGGAGATCAACAGCGTTGCATTAGGCTCCAGTTCCACGACGGATCAGGCCGTATCCACCGCCGTCATGACGATTAACGGTACGAATTATAATCTGGCCGGCAGTACGGCCGACAGTACTGTATCTATCGGTACAGTGAGACAGAATGCACAAGGCGATATTTTTGAAATTAAGCGAACTATTACTAATGTAGCCGCAGGTCGAGTGTCCGATACGTCGACAGACGCAGTTAACGGTAGCCAATTACATGCTGTGACGCAGGCTGTTGAAACCAATGCCGGCAATATACGTCTTTTAGACAACAGAATTAATAATATATCCAACATAGCAGCTACACAAGCTAATAACTATACAGACTCTCAAGTAGGGAAAGTAGGAGCCAGGTCAGCCGCTTTGGCAGGGTTGCATCCGCTTGAATTTAATAAGGACGACAAGGCCAGCTATGCTGTTTCGATGGGCAATTATAAAGGGAAAAGTGCCGTGGCTTTGGGGGCTTTTTATCGGCCCAATGCGCGAACTATGGTCGGGTTCGGGACGACAGTGGGAGATGATACGCAATATACTTTGAATGTATCCTTTAAAACCGGTAAAGGGAGTGACTATGTTGCGGAAGGCAAGTCGAAAGATGCCAGAATTACCCGTTTAGAACTGTTGGTACAGCAATTGTTACAAGAGGTTCAGGAATTGAAAGCAAGTCGATAATAAATAATAAAGGACACGCTTTAGAATGAGAAGATTCTAAAGCGTGTCCTTTCGTGCTTATATTTTTACTTGGCTGAAAACCTTGCCGATAGGTTCGCGAATGACTAGATCGGCTTGAGTGTCTATCCCTGTCTCACCTTTATTGATTAGGACCAGCTTATGGCCTTTGTAATAGTGAATAAGACCGGCTGCCGGATAGACGACAAGTGATGTGCCGCCGATGATGAGCATGTCCGCTTTTTGGATATATCGTATCGTTTCCGTAATAACCTCGTCATCTAATGATTCTTCATATAGGACTACATCAGGTTTTATGGGGCCGCCACAGGAATTGCAACGAGGGATGCCGGCGGCTTTTTTCATATATTCCGCATCGAAGAAGGCCCCGCAACGTTCGCACCGGTTACGGTGCACGCTGCCGTGGAGTTCTAACACATTGTGACTGCCCGCTTTTTGGTGTAGTCCGTCAATATTTTGCGTAATGACGGCTTTGACTTTTCCGGCCCGTTCCCATTCAGCCAATTTTAAGTGGGCTGTATTGGGTTTTGCATTAAGACAGAGCATTTTGTCGTGATAAAAACGATAAAACTCTTCCTTGTTATTTTCATAGAAAGTGTGGCTCAAAATTGTTTCGGGAGGGAAGTCATAGGTCTGATTATACAGGCCGTCTACACTGCGAAAATCGGGTATGCCGCTTTCTGTCGAAACACCGGCTCCGCCGAAAAAAACGATATTGTCGGAATTCTTTACCATTTGAACGAATTGATCGATTTCAGACATACGAACCTCCTTATAAGGCGAAGATTTTGTTTAATAACGAAAGGCCGCTTTTTGTTTTGAATATGTTATCGCGAAAGTGTCGAATGGCATCCGCTTTTAATGCGTCTTCATAGGCATTGACAATGAAATCGGCTTCCAGGAGAATTTGCCAGTCGGAACCGTTTACACCGCTGTAAGTGTGGTGGTGAGCAATGAGAAAGCATACTCTGTCTATGAGTTCTTCATCCGTTGTTAAACGGCTTAAAATTTCTCGTGCCGGTGCAGGACCTTCTATTTCCTGATATTTTCCCGAGCAGTTTCCGTACTTTTCTTCGGCGGCATGAATTCCTATATCATGCAAGACTGCCGCTGTGCGGAGAATTTCCAACGTGCGAGGGTCAAGCCCCTCCATACGGCCGATGAGCTCGGCAAAGGAATGAACTTTAATAAAGTGTTGAATGCGTTTAGCATCGCCTTTGTCGTAAGTAATGGCGGCTACCGTAAGTTTACTTATATCCATGTCAGGTACCTCAAAATCATACTTATTAATATATTTTCATTATACTAGGTCGTACAGACTTTTGCTATAAACAGAATATCTTTATAAATACGAATGACACGAGACGATGTGTGCGATTCGGAAACAACGATTCGCAATATGAAAAGAAAGAAAATGACCATAAAACAGAAATAAATAAGGAAAAATAAGGGAAAAATAAAGAAAATACGAAAAATAACAAAGCTATAAATAAAAGCGATAGTTTCGATTTGTAACATATTAAAAAAGAAAGGGGAAAATCGCTTAATAAGGTGAATATTTATTGACAAAAACAACGGCACATCTTATGATTTCTATATGTGAAAATGAATTTTAACAAAAGGAGAGAGCTTTTATGGCTGCACTTATTTTAAACGAGTTGGATTATTTGGACAGTGTCCTCTATTATCCCGTCTTGGTCGTCGTACTGGTTGTAGCGGGACTTTATTTTTCTTGGCGAACCAGACTGGTACAGTTGCGGATGTGTGCCGAAAGTATTCGTGTCGTTTTGGAAAAACCGCAAGGGGCTGAATCTGTATCGTCTTTTCAGGCTCTTATGGTATCTACGGCGTCGCGTGTCGGTACGGGGAATATTATCGGTATTTCTACGGCTATTTGTCTCGGCGGTCCGGGAAGCGTTTTTTGGATGTGGCTGGTGGCTATTATCGGCGGGGCCAGTGCCTTTATTGAAAGTACATTGGCTCAGATTTATAAACGGCGTGATTCCCAAGGCGGTAGTTACGGCGGTCCGGCTTACTATATTGAAACAGCCTTGCACAGTCGTTTTGTCGGTGCTGTTTTTGCCCTCTTTTTGATTTTGACCTATGCCGGCGGCTTTAATCTCCTGGCTTCTTATAACTTACAATCAACTTTTGCTGTATACAGTTTTTATGATAAAGCGACGACACCTTGGATTTTAGGAGCCATCTTTGCTGTTTTGGTAGGGTATTGTATTCTCGGGGGCGGCAAGCGTATTGTTCGCACGACTTCTTGGATTGTTCCTATCATGGGCGGCATTTATGTAGTAGCGGCTTTATATATTATTTTGACCCATATTACGTATATCTCCGATGTGTTTGCAATTATCTTTGCTAATGCATTTGACTTTCAGGCTATTTTCGGCGGTATCGCCGGATCTTGCCTCATGTACGGCGTAAAGCGCGGCCTCTACTCGAACGAAGCCGGTATCGGTTCGGCCCCGAATGCTGCCGCTACAGCCGATGTCAGCCATCCCGTAAAACAAGGGCTTGTACAGATGCTTTCCGTATACTTGGATACCTTGGTGGTCTGCACGGCTACGGCAATGATGTGCCTTTGTTCGGGTGTGCCCATTACCAAAGAGGCTGCCGGGGCTGCTTATGTACAGCAGGCCTTGACGGCGGATCTCGGGTCTTTCGGTCCTATTCTGATTACCGTTTGCATGGTCCTTTTCGCCTTCTCCACACTGATCGGTAACCTCTTTTATGTAGATAATTGCTTGACCTTCCTTCACGGTAAGGTGCCCGGCAAATCTTTTATGGTTGCGTATCGCATCATTGCGGCTCTGATTATCTTTGTCGGTGCCGGTATGTCCATGGCTGCGGCTTGGGACATAGCGGATATCTTTATGGCCTTCATGTGCCTTATCAACATCCCGGCATGTGCTATTTTGGGTACTACGGCTGTTAAAGCTATGAAAGACTATGAACGCCAGAAAAAAGAAGGAAAGAATCCTGTATTCTTGGCAAAAAATATCGGCTTGGATGAAACGAATCTCGATTTTTGGAAATAAGCCGAGTTGTAAACGGGGGCCTCTTTTGAGAGGCTCCCGTTTTTGTGTGTAAAAAAATAAAACAGTAGCGTGATTGGAAGAGACTTGTAAGAGAACAGGACATATGTGACAAAGAAATAAAAAATAAGAAGGAACTCTGTTATAATGCAAGTGACCAAACCAACAAGATAACAG